TATATGAAGCTTCTGATACAACTGTCGATAAGCAACTAGATAGATTAAGTAGGGCAGAATATTTACATTTGTCTAAAAAATCTACTGAAGGAACACCAACACAATTTTATCTTGAAAGAACTATAACTCCAAAATTATATGTTTATCCAACACCTGATGCTGCAGATACATTTAAGTATTATGCTTTAACAAGAATTAATGATGCAGGTGATTATACAAATAATTCTGAAGTACCTTTTAGATTTTTACCAAGTTTAACAGCAGGTCTTGCTTATTATTTAGCAATGAAAAAAGCACCTGATAGAATTCAATTATTAAAAGCTGCTTATGAAGATGAATGGCAAAGAGCTTCAGCAGAAGACAGTACAAGAGCAAGTGTTAATCTTGTTCCTAAAATAGGAGTTTTATAATGCCTAATGCAAGTGGAAAATATGCAAAAGCAATATCTGATAGAAGTGGATTAGCATTTCCGTATACGGAAATGATTAAAGAATGGAATGGATCTTTAGTTCATAAATCAGAATTTGAATCAAAACATCCGCAAGATGAACCTAGCACACATGTTGCTGATGGAGAATCACTTTCTAATTCACGTCCTGCTAGAAAAGAACCTATTGTTGTTAATGTTGGAAGTAGAACTTTTTTTGATCAAAATGACACAATGTCTCCACAAACACAAAACCCTGTTTTAATGGAAATGAAAGTTAATACAGTAACAGTGAGTATATCATGACTACATATGCAGAATTAACTACACAGATTTTAAATTATACAGAAGTAAGCACAGATGTATTATCTTCAACTATTACTGATGATTTTATTGAACATGTTGAAAATAGAATTCTCCGTGATGTAGATTTAGATGTTTTTAAATCAAATCAAACAGCTAATCTTGTAACAAGTAATGCTTTTTTATCATTACCAGGAGGTACTAATCCTACACCTACATCTTTAGCTACAATTAGAAGTGTACATATTTATCCTGCCTCAGGAACGGCAACAAGGACATTTTTAGAACAAAGAGATATTAGTTTTATGAATGAATATTGGCCTAACAGAGCGTCTACAAGTACACCAAAATTCTGGGCATGGTGGGATCACAACTCATTATATGTTGCGCCAACACCAGATGCAGCATATAATATTGAATTAGCAATTACTAGACTACCAACAAGACTATCTAGTAGTAATACAACCACATGGTTGAGCAACAATGCCCCAGCGGCAATGTTGTATGGATGTCTTGCAGAGGCCTTTAAATTCTTGAAGGGACCAGCAGAAATGCTGCAATTATACGAACAATCATATCAACGAGCTCTACAAGAGTTAGCTGCAGAGCAACAAGGTAGGCATCGAAGAGATGAATATATGCATGGGGCATTAAGGTTACCTATGCGTTCAACCAATCCATAGGAGGATAAAACATGGCAATAACTCAAGCAGTTTGTACTAGTTTTAAGCAAGAAATTCTTGTCGAAGGACATGATTTTACAGCTACAACTGGTGACACTTTTAAAATTGCATTATATTCAAGTTCAGCTACATTAGGAGCCTCTACAACTGCTTATTCCAGTACAAATGAAGTTTCTAATTCAGGAACTTATACAGCAGGTGGAGGGTCACTTACATCAGTAACACCAACTACTTCAGGAACAACAGCTCTTTGTGATTTCGCTGATATATCATTTACATCAGCAACAATTACAGCAAGAGGGGCAGTAATTTATAATAGTAGTAATTCTAATAAAGCAGTATGTGTGTTGGACTTTGGAGGAGATAAAACTTCTACAAGCGGAACGTTTACAATTCAATTCCCAGCAGCAGACTCAAGTAATGCTATCTTGCGATTGGCATAGGAGATAATTTATGGCTCTAGTTATAGATGATAGAGTAAAAGAAACCTCGACTACGACTGGGACAGGTACACTTAATTTAAGTGGCGCTGTTTCAGGATTCCAGACTTTTGTTGCAGGTGTTGGTGATGGTAATACAACATATTATGCCATTGTTAACCGTGATGAAGATGAATGGGAAACTGGTATTGGAACCGTTACTGATGCTTCAACTGATACATTAGCAAGAACAACAGTTATTGCAAGTTCAAATAGTGATTCAGCAGTTAGCTTTAGTTCTGGTACAAAAGATGTATTTACAACTTTACCAGCAAGTAAAGCTGTTTATGAAGATGGTAGTTCTGATGTAACTTTGCCAAATGATCTTATTCTAGGATCAGATTCAGCAGTATTAAAATTTGGTGCTGACTCTGACACAACTTTAACACATACAGACGGCACAGGTTTAACTTTAAATAGCACTAATAAACTTCTTTTTAGAGATTCTGCTTTATATATTAATTCATCTACAGATGGACAATTAGATATTGTTGCAGATACAGAAATTCAAATAGCAGCTACTACAATAGATATTAACGGTGCAATTGCACTTAACGGCGCTATTACTGGTGCTACTAATATTACCTTATCCGGTGAATTAGACGCAGCAACATTAGATATTTCTGGTGATGCTGATATTGATGGTACTTTAGAAGCAGATGCTATTACTATAAATGGCGCAACTTTAGCAGAAACTATTTCTGATACAGTTGGAGATATGGTTAGCTCTAACACAGAAACAGGTATCACTGTTTCTTATCAAGATGGAGATAATACTTTAGACTTTGCTTTAGGAGCAGCACAAACAACTATGACTTCTATTCTTAATTCAAGTCTAGTAGTTGGGTATGGTTCATCAGATGCTAATATTGATTTCAGCACAGATAATGCAATTATTTTTGATATAGACGGAACACAACAAATTAAACTTCAAGATGGAGCTCTTGTTCCAATAACAGATAACGATATAGATTTAGGGACAAACTCACTAGAATTTAAAGATGCATATTTTGATGGAACAGTAGAGGCTGATGCTATTACAGTTGGTGGAACTAATGTTGTAACAGCAGGAGCAGATACTTCATTAACTTCACTTTATAATACAAGTTTAGCTTTAGGTTATGGCGCATCACACGCTAACATAGATTTTGGAACAGATAATAATATAATTTTTGACATAGATGGAACTGGTCAAATTAAATTACAGGACGGCGCATTACTTCCTGTATCAGATGATGATGTAGATTTAGGTAGTAATAGTCTGCAATTTAAAAACGCTTACTTTGATGGTACATTGGAAGCTGATGCAATAACAATAGGTGGGACAGCAGTCACTGCAGGAGGAGCCACAGCTGGCTTTGCCTTAGCAATGGCCGTTGCGTTATGATCCCAGGTATGATATAGGAGGATAAATGGCACAGGATTTTAGAAATGTCGTAGCAAGGTCACAGGGAACTACAGCAGCAGCAATATTGACTGGTGGTAACTATGACGCTGTTATTGGCATTCGTTGCACAAACATTCTCACTACAACAATCAAGGTGGATGTTTATGTTGTTAGGTCTAGTGCAAACTATTATCTAGCGAAAAACACAAGCATACCTCCGGGCGGATCACTTGAATTAATTCAGGGTGGATCTAAAATTGTTTTAGCTAGTGGTGATGTATTGTGGCACGATTGCGATACAAACTCTGCATTAGATATTTGGGTAAGCTATATTGATACAATAAGCGAATAGGAGTATAAATGGCTAAAATTGAACAAGTTGGTGGAATGTTATATATCGGAGATTCTCCGGCATTAGAAAATATTCCTAACCATGATTCTCAAATTGATGAAACACAAACAATAAAAAATGCAGTTGTTGCTGGCCCTCTTACAGTTGCGGCAGTAATAACTGTTGAAGGAAACTTAGTGGTAGTATAATGGCAAATATTGAAGTAGACGGACCTAATAAAACGATAAAAGTAGATTCTGGTGATCTTACATTTGATATACCAGGTGATATTGTTTTAGATGCAGATGGTGCTAATGTAACATTTAAAGATGGTGGCACGTCAGTTCTTGATATTAGTAATAGTTCTACTGATGCTGTTCTTACAGTTAGTACACAAGATAAAGATTTAATTATTAAAGGTGATGATAATGGAAGCGCTATTACTGCGGCAACATTTGATATGTCAGATGCAGGAACGTTAGCATTAAATCATGACCTTAGAATTGCTGATGCAGGTTATATTGGTTCAGCTTCTGATTCTGATGCAATAGCAATTGCCTCTAATGGAGTTGTAACTTTTAGTCAAGCACCTGTATTTCCAGATGGCTCTGTAGCTGTAGCTGATTTAGATATTGATGGAGCAACAGACATCGGTGCTGCGATTGTAGATGCCGATCTATTTATTATTGATGACGGTGCAGGTGGAACTAATAGGAAAGTCACGGCTTCAAGAATTAAGACATATGCCGGAGCAAGTGGCGATATTACTACAATAGACTCTATACTTAAAGCAGATGTTAAAATAGGTGAAGATGATGAAACAAAAATAGATTTTGAAACTGCTAATGAAATACATTTTTATGCGGATAATGCAGAACAAGTATATGTTGCAGATGGAATATTTGGCCCACAAACAGATAATGATGTTGATTTAGGGGCTGATGGTGTTGAATGGAAAGATGGTTGGTTTGATGGTACTGTCACCGCAGATGCAGGTTTATTTGATACATTAGGTGTTACTTCAGCTAAAGATTTAGGTACAGGAATTCATGTTAAAACTTCTGATTCTGGTGCAAGTGTATCAACTGATTCAGACGAAATAGTTTTAGAAAGTTCAGGAATTGTTGGTATGACAATGCTTGCTGGTACTGGAAGTGATTGTTGTATTGATTATGGAGATAGTGGTGGAAGTCAAAGAGGAAGATTTATTTACGCACACAATGGCGACAACATGATGTGGCATACTGCTGGTGCTGAAAGAATGAGAATTGAAGGCGATGGAGATTTTAAATATGGTACAACAGGTGATTTTGGCGGTACTAGATTTCATATTAAATTGGCATTTAATTCTGCTAGAGGATTAGGTTTAAATTCCTCTGATGGTGCAGCTGGTGGTGGACTTGTTCCTATGGTTTATTTTGGTGTTGAAGATTCAGCACAAGGAGCTATTAATGCTGGTGGCGGCTCTGTGCAATATAATACTTCGTCTGATTATAGAAGAAAAGAAAATATTACAAATTTAACAGGTGCTATTGATAGAGTTAAAACATTAAAACCTTACAGATTTAATTTTAAAGATGATCCAAATAAAAAAGTAAGAGATGGTTTTCTTGCACATGAAGTTGATGCAATAGTTCCAGAAGCTGTATCTGGAGAAAAAGATGAAGTTCAAACATATAGAGACGGTCAAGACATACCAGCTGGTAAAAGCGTTGGAGATAATA